CTTTAAACAATACGAAATTGTTAGCAGCTTGAGTTACTAAACATCTTTCAGATAAGAAACTTACAGTCATCGCATCTAAAGTGTCAGTATAAGCACCACCTACAGAACCAGTAATCCAAGACTTCATTCGTCTGTCTTCTGTTTGAGAAGCTCTATATCTTACATGTAAGAAAGGTCTTCTGATATTTGATCCTAACATTTGATCGTATACTGTAGTAGTTCCAGCAGGAATCATTACACCATCGATTTCTTTGTCCATACCTCTAGTAGAAGCATCGTTAAGATATTTCCAATCAGTTTTGTAGAAGTCATAAGAACCTCTTCTAAAACCATTGAATCCAAAGTTAAGAGCCATATCTCCGTCATTCTCAAATAAACCATAAGAAGCAGCTTGAGTAGAAGCAAATCCACCGTTAACAGCAGCTAACATATCGTCAAAATCAAGAGCTGTAGCTCTAGATAAGAATAACATATTTTCTTCAATAGCACCTTGCTTATCTAAGTTTTTAAGGATTTCATCGAAATCAGCTAATGCACCTGAACCTGGAGCAGCAGCACCAGCAAACCCAGAGTATACATTACCTCTTGCTTCAATAGCAGCGAATAAACCTTCTGAACCTTTAATATCAGTTCCTGTTGTTCCACCTGGAGCAGCACCTGGTCCACCGAATAAATATTCAGGTGAAGCAGCTGGAGCATATGTAGCATTCTCCATTGGAAGAGCTTCAACCATTACCATTTCAAGATAATCTTCAAATCTTAATCTTGTTTCAGATTCAGACTTTAAGTACCATAAGTATCCTGATTGACCATCTTCTGTAGCAACTTCAACCCAACCGATCTGAGCAGTGTCAGAACCATTGATTTGGAAGTTGTCTTTAATAATGATTGGATTGTTAGAGTATTGAGTAAATTGTGGCTCAATAGATCCATTCATTCCTACAGATCCTTTTCCAAAGTCAGCACCATAAACATATAAGTTTATTTCATCAGCTCCTGTTGGCAAAGCATTAGTAGCTGTTCCATAAAGTTTAATTGTTAATACTTCGCTATTAGCTCCAGTAACATCTTGTACTAAACCTTTTTGAACTAATAATCCAGTAGCAACATCAGACATTAATACTGTTTGACCAACTCTAATAGCTCCTGAAGTAGCTTGCGCTGCAGTTAAATTTAAAGTTACTTGAATGTCATCGTTAGGATTACCAGTAGCTCCGTTAGTTATTTGACATTTCTTGTAAGCGATGTGTAATCTATTTTGTTCAGACCATATAACTTGATCTGATGTCATTGGCATTTCAGCGCCAACCATTCTTAAGAAACCAGATAACGTTCTGTTACCATATCTCTCTACCTCAGCTTCATAAAGCTCTGGTAAGTACTGCTGAGCAAAGTCGTTTCCAGAACTATCGTCAAAAGACAAATAGTTAGTAGATAACGCCATTTTTTTCTGAGCAGGTACAATTGATGCGGGAAAACTCCCACCTGTTACAAAACCCATAATTGTAAATTTTTAATTGTGTTTTTTCTTTTTTATTCTTAGTTTAGAACTATCAACTCCATTAATAGCTGTAACTTTTAATCCATTAATAAAAACACCATCGCTAGGCTGTGTCCTAGGTTCTGTACTTATATTTTTAGATTTAGCCATCATATCTTTAACAGCATCGGCTTTGCCTTGCTCATAAAAATGATTAGCTATAGTATCAGCATTTGAAGCTGTATAGAGGGCTTTATGATAACCTTTATAATCTTCTATCTCACCAGAATTATTTAAGAACTTCTTAAGAAAGGTACTAATATTCGATTGTTGATTGGCTACGTTAGACGGATTGTTTACATTATAACTAAATTTCTTTTCTCCTACATTAAATTCAAAACCTTCGAAATCAGAAGTTAAATAATTGTTAGTCGTTTCTATAAACTTATTGTGTCTTAATTTAGCGTCCTCTTGTTCTTTATTATATCGGTTGAAAAAGTCAATAGCTTTTTGTTGATCTTCAGAATATGAAGGTCTTAACTTAATCTCTTCATAATATTTATTTTTAAGATCTTCAAAATGCTGTCTGGCTTTAGCAACCTCTTCTTTTACTGCGAGTTTCTTTTTTCTGACGTCTCGCTCATCGTCAGTCTCTTCGTCATAAGAAAATTGATCTTGTAATATAAAATCAATTTCATCATGATCTAAATGCGGTTTAGTTTGTTGATAATACTGTCTTAAAACAAAATCACCATCTAAAGCAGAATAATCCGTATTAAGTCTTACGTAATCATCTAAAGTTCCACCAGTTTCATTCATGAAATCTACTGCTTTCTGAATATTTTCAGGCATCGTTATCTTAGGTGTAGTTTCCACCTTAGGTTCTTCTGCTATTACTTTTTCTTCTTTAATTTCTTTTATTGGGTTTTCTTGTGGCGTTTCAGTCGCTGCATCATTGGTGACTGATACTCCTTCTCCCATTTCTTTGCTATCTCCGGATGATTCGCCCACAGGAACCTCCTCTGTTTTTCGCTCTTGAATGGCATCTCCGTCTTTATTAATTGTTACTTTAAATACTTCATCATTACTTCTTTTTAATGATGGTTTTTTTATTTTTAAAGGCAATGCCTCTTGTTCTTGTTTAGTTGTTGACATAATAAAATAAAATATATATATTTAATACTATAGCGGCATAGTGCTGCTTTGCTCCTCTCCTTTAGACGTATTAAAATCTATAGGCGGTGTTTTAAATTCTCTTTGATTCATCATTAAACTCTGTTGCGTACCTTCTTCTCTTACCCTTTGATCTTTTCTATCTTCTATCATAGCTTCTTTTTGAGACATCGCAGACATATCCATTTGTTTTAGCTGCTTATCAAACTCAAATTTTTGTTGAGCAAGTTGAGACTTTAATTGCATATCAGTTTGCATACGTTGTATTTCAAGGTCTGATTTTCCTTTTTCAATTTGCAATGTGGTTTGAGCTATAGCTTGTTGTTTTTGTACTTCTGCCAATGCAGCTTTTTCTTGAGACTCTGCATTTGCTTGAGCTTGTGCTTGAATCATTTGTTGTTGACGCTGTTGATCTTTCTTTTCTTTCTTTGCTCTACGTTGTGCTAACATTTGATTAGCAAGTTTAATATTATTTATCTCTCTAAGATCTATTGCGTCTTCTAAATTTATTTGTTGACTTTGTAAAGCTATTTGTATGTTTTGTTCTAAATATTGTTTTTCTTCTTCGTCTGGTTCTACTTGTAAGTATATACCAAAGTCGTGCAAATTTAAATCTATTAATTCTTCTAGTGAAGCTGTGTTATATCTGCTTAAGCTATCTTGTAAAGACTGTCTTGTTGTAGGAAACTGTAATGAATCAGCTACTCTCAAAGTTATATTCTCACATGTTCTACTTATAATATACAACATTGCTTGAAGTAAATGTCTTGTAGCTACATTTGATTGAGCAGCGGCTAATTTTTGTAAACCAACTAACGCGTCTTTATCAGGGTTACTACCATCTCTGGCTTCATTAAGTCCGGTCACATCTCTTATCATCTGTAAGTAATATTGATAAGTACTTATTAGTGATTGTATTTTAGCCATACCATTTGAAGACTGTAACTCTTGTATCGGAACTTTACCATGATTAAACTCACCATCTTGCGTCATTGATCTACCTACAATACTACCAGTTTGAAAATACATATTAAGCGCTTCAGCTGGATTATAATTTGTACCATTACCTAAATCAACCTCTGCTAGACCGTCCATGTCTACATATACACCATCTGGAACTATTCTAGCTAAAACTTGTTGTAACTTTAAATGAGTTAATTGTATCATATCGGCAAAGCTAGTCATTCGCTCTACTAAAGAGTTTATTCTACCTTTATAAAGTTTAGGCGCACAAATAATATAATTCATTCTCACTCTAGTAGTATCTGCTAAAGGTCTAGTCATGTTAGTAGCTTTTCTCCACTCTAACATTAGTGGATGCCCTAGTATTTTAGCTCCTTTGTATAATACCTCTATTGACCTAGATATTCTTTTAAAATTATCAGCTTCAGGTGGATTAAAAGTATCAGGTTTTTCTAACGCTTTTTCTAAGCCGTTTGGAGTTTCTTTTATTTTAAATACTTGATCAACATATGTTTTATATTCAAAATATAATACCTGTACATTTTCTTGATCATACCACCCATTCCAGTTTCTTAAATATTCACTATTACCTCTATACTTTTGTATTGTTTCCATTTCTTCATCTGTAAGATATGGAAATTGTTTTTTAAGATCTTGTAATGAAACATTTTTAACTTCACCTACATAATAGATATCTTCAAAGTTAGGATCATCTGTATAAGAATAAACCATATTAGCAGGATCTACGTAGTCAATAGTAATGCCTTCAGCTTCGTTCCAGTTTGTCTTTACAGCACCTATACCTATCGTTACTAAATCTTTTACAAATCTTCTTTGTGTTAATTCAAATTTATTTTTTTCTAAAATATTTTTTATTAACTCTTCTTCAGCTATTTCAACTGACTGCTTATAATCTAATTGTAAGTGTAATTCTAATTCATCAGGACTTTCTAATGCTAATCTTTTTTGAGCGTCAGATTCTAGCTTTATACCAAGCATTTGCTCCATTTGTTTTAGCATTTCTCTTTCTTGTATATCTACAATTAATTGCTGTGCATATTCAGTTCTTTTGTTTGTAGATTCAGGATCACACGCAACTGCTTTTACATCATATAATTTTTGCGTCATACCATTAACTACTATATCTAAAAACTTAGGTATAATAGGTACAGGTTTCCAGTCTAAATTAAGATATGATAAATCACCATTTATAGCTAATTCATCTTTATACTTCTGAACAGGTTGCTCGCCTCTAGAATATAATCTTAAAGTATGGTATGTGTTAAAATTAACAGCATATCCACCATTTCTATATGAAGCGCCTAATCCTCCTCTGTAATTCCTAAACCATTGCCCTTCTATAGCTTGAGCTACTTGCATACCGTAGTCCATTGAATTTTTTACAGACTCAGGGACCACTTGGTCAGGAAAAGAACTATAATCAGTTGTTGATATTTGCATTTATTCTATTATTTTTGAAGTTAATCCTTTATTGTCATATTTTTTTATGCCTATATATTTAGACACTACTGACCTTGTAGGATTAGGTCTATATTTATTTTTATTACAAGCCATGATAGCTAAACCAGAACTTATCGTGGCATCAAACTTTGTTCTTTTATTTATATCGAACTTAGCCCAATCTTCTAATGTGTTTTGAAAATACATATCGCCGTAACCTTCTGTTAGTAATCCAACATGATCTTCAATATAAGTTTCTATAGCAGCAGCATGTGCTTGCTTAACGTCTTCGCTAGAATTAGGTATACCACCTATTTCTTTTTCAGCTGTAGATAATTTGTTCCAAACTTTATCAGGACGATTCATACTAAAACCTCTATAACCTCTACGTTTTAAATAATATAATAATCGTGGTTTGTTATTTTCTGCTAACAAAGGCATTCCATAAAATACTAACGCCATAAGAACGTCCTCAAAAAATATTTCAGCAGTCTGCGGTCTAGATATATATTCTAGAAAAAAATGATTAGGTGGTGCGTTTTCCATAGAAAACTTAGTTAATCCATGAAGAGCACCATTAGATCCTTTACCATCTACAGTACCTGAGATATCATAACTATCACAACCAAAAGCTCCCATATGTTCATTACCAGGGTATTTAATTCCATTTTTTATTACAACTCTGTTTTGCATATTTCTATCTGGTACCCAAGATATTAAAAATCTACCATTAGCATTTGGATAAAACATTACACTACTATCTTTTATTCCATTTAACCATTGAAAATTACCCCTTGTAACACTTGCAACATTATTAAAATCTTCGTTATAATCTATTTGCTCGTATATTTTAGATAAGTTAAATATGCTGTTTTTAGTTTCATCTCTAAAAGCGTGTTGCTCAGTTCTAGGAAATTGTCTATAATATTCATTTAAACCGTCAGCATCATGCTTTAAACCTTCTACTTCATTTTCCCAATGCTCAATGACTCCTGTTGTAATCTCAAAACCATCTCTTGCTTTGACCGAACTTTCTGGTTTAGTGAAGACAGGTAGTCCATAAGTATCCATGAATCCTTCGTAGTTCCATTCCATAGGTATGAATAAAGAGTAGAGGCCAGAAGCTGTTTGTCCGTTTCTATTTCTTTTTGTAACGTCTGAATCGTAATAGAGTTTTTTAAAGTTGTCTCCACCTTTATCTAAAGCATTTGATGTTGAGCCCATCATACATTTACCTACAACTCT